TCTAAATATTGTGGTGAGGAAAAAGCAATGGAATTGATGGATCAAGTCATTACCAATTTCAAACGTTTTCACCCTAAACCTGAAGAAGTACAATGTTCAAATCCTGTTGAGGAACCTGAATTTATTAAACCATATTTCGGTTTACGTTTATTCCCAGTATGGCACGTAGGTACAGATTATCTATCTGAAATTGCTAAAAATTGGTACGATTATTTAGTGTCTAAAGGTGTAAACTTTATGTGGGAAACTAAAGTTGTTGATGTAGAATTTGATGATTATACTGTTTATTATAAATCCCCTTTAACTGAAAAAGATGATGTTGATTCTAAATATTATGATGAACTTATTTTTGGTGTAGGCAAATCAGGTATTGACTTTGCTCAACACCTAGCAAATCAATATGAATTACCAGATGAACCTAAATCAGTACAGATTGGTGTTCGATTTGAGGCACCACAAGAACACTTCCAAAAACTAATCGATATTTCATATGACTTTAAGTTATATAGAAAATTTGATGATGAAGGAGTATCATTACGTTCATTCTGTACAAACAATAATGCGGCTTATGTTGCTGTAGAAGAAACATATGGAGATCACAGTTACAATGGTCACGCTAAAAAAGACGAAGCATATAGAAACAACATGACTAACTTTGGTATCTTGATGGAAATCAATGGTATTGAAGATCCATTTACTTGGTCACGTGAAGTTGTAAATAAATTACAGGCAAATGGAACTGGTTTATATTATAGTCCATCTCGTAAACCATCAACAACATCTGAAGGTAATGATGTAACTTCAACTCAAATTAGTTTAGATACATTAGCTCACGTTGTAGAACCTGCAATGGGTGGTTATTTCAAATATGTGATGGATTTTATCATGGATATGAAAAAAGTATTCCCAACATTAGGTGATGATTGGGGTATGTATATTCCTGAAGTAAAATATCTATCACCTGAGGTAAAAGTAGATTATAAAAATCTAGCATTAGTAGATTACCCAAATGTACACTTTGTAGGTGATGCTTTATCAGCACGTGGTATCACAGTATCAGGAGCACAAGCAATTTATGTTGCTGAATCTGTGCTTGGAGAATACAAAGACCATGTGTATCGTTACGATCAAGGAACCGGAGATTTATTTTAATATGGAACAAAAATCAAACCACAAGTACACACCATCTAAAAAGCTTACAAAAGCTGATGGTACAATCGCGTATGTTTTCGACAACAAACTTCATAACTGGGATGGACCAGCATTAATTCCTGAAGGTGAAAATCGTAAACGTGAATATTACCTTAATGGTATTAAAAAAACAGAAGAAGAGTGGAAACAAGCTCGTAAAGAAAGAGAAGGATTACCTTGGTATAAAAATCCTGGATTAAAAGGACAAACAAATAGATTTTAATATGGGACACAAATACGAACCCATCCCTCGTAAAGGAGATAAATATGGAAAAGCATGGGGTTACGAGCTTTGGATTGTAAACCATGATGCTTATTGTGGTAAACTTCTAGTATTTGAAAAAGATAAAAAATTTTCAATGCATTATCATATGATCAAAGAAGAATCATGGTATGTTGCTAAAGGAGAATTTGAATATAGATGGATTGATACAGAAACAGCTAAAATCAAATCAGTTAGGATTGTTGAAGGAGATGTCGTAGATTTAGAACGTGGTCAACCTCATCAATTACAAGCACTTACAGAAGGAGCTACAATTTTTGAAGTATCAACTAAACATTACGAAGAAGATAGTTATAGAGTCTTACCAGGATCATCACAATTATGAAAATAGGATTTTGCGGAACAATGAGTGTAGGTAAAACTACACTAGTTAATGCACTTAAAGAATTACCTGAATTTAAAGATTATACATTCAGGACAGAACGTTCAAAATATTTGATGGAATTAGGTATTCCATTGAATACTGATTCAACTACTAAAGGTCAAGCTGTATTTTTAGCTGAACGAGCAAGCGAATTAATGCAAGAAAACATTATTACCGATCGTACTATTATTGATGTAATGGCATTTGCAAAAGCATCTAAATCAATGAATTATTATGATGCTGAAAAGTTTTGTGAATTTGCTAGAATTATGCTCCATGAATATGATTGTTTATTTTATGTTTCACCTGAAGGAGTAGAAATGGAAGATAATGGTGTTCGTGAAACTGATTTAGAATATCGTAATTTAATTGATGGTATAATTAAACACCAATTAGATTCCAACAAACATAGAATTAAAAATTTAATACGTATTAAAGGTTCTACTGAAGAACGTATCGCACAGGTGAAATCTGCACTTTCTTTGTAATATTTATAACAAAATATTTTCAAATGAAAAAATCAGAAGCTAAAGAATATATTAAAGAACTTATTGTATCTGAATTATCTGTAAAAGAAGGTACTTATGTTGGTGCAGCTGCTGTAGGTGCTCTTCAAAAAGATCCTAAATTTGCAGCCGCTAAAGATAAATCATCTGCCCTTAATACTTTAAAAGCAGGTGGGAGTGTAACTTTAGAAAACGAAGAAGAATTTGATGCTGAACCAACAGCAAAAGATCTTGCTGCAAACTCTTCAATGGTTAAATTACAATCCAAATATGGTCAAGTAGTTAAACAAATGAAATCTGTATTAAACCAATACAAATCAGCTGAAGGTTCTGAAAAACAAAAATATGTTGATCAATTAAAAGATTTAACTAAGCTTAAAAAAGAATTAGAAGCTATGATTAATCCTTCAATGGACGACGAAGACGAAGAATAATATGGACTTTAAAAAGGTTTTTGGAAGTTTAAAAAACATACTCATAGTAGTACTTATTATCATAATTTTGATAATGAGAAACTGTTCTGGAAATTCAAAACCTCCAAAACCACCTAAACCAACAATTGAAACAAAAACAGAATACATTACTGTAGAAAAAGAAGTTCCTGTTTATGTTCCAAAATGGAAAACCAAAGAAATTCCTAAATTAATCCCATATCCTATTCCCACAGATACGGCAGCAATTTTGTTTGAATATTATGCTCAATACAAATATTCTGATACTTTGTCTTTAGATACTATAGGTTATGTAGTAGTAAATGACGTTATTTCTAAAAACAAAATAGAATCTCGTAGTTATGTACAAAAAATTATTATTCCTGTTACAACTACTACTATTACAAATACTGTTTATGAAAATAAGCGTGAATTTTATTATGGTTTAGGAGTTGCCGGAAATAAAAATCAACTTAATTATGTTGGTGCCGAATTGATGTATAAAAATAAAAAGAAACAAGCATATGGCTTGGGTGTCGGTATTAACCAAAACTTACAACCAGTTCTCTCAGGCCGTATCTATTGGAAGATAGGTAAATGAGTCAACAACCCGATTTAAGACAGATAATTAGAGAAGAGTATTTAAAGTGTGCACAAGATCCTGCTCACTTTATGAAAAAATACTGCCACATCCAACACCCTCAACGTGGTCGAGTATTATTTAATCTATATCCTTTTCAAGAAAAAACATTACGTTTATTTAGAGATAATCCTTATTCGATTGTACTTAAATCTCGTCAGTTAGGTATCTCTACATTAGCCGCAGGTTATTCTCTGTGGTTAATGTTGTTTCATAAAGATAAAAACGTACTTTGTATTGCAACAAAGCAGGAAACTGCTCGTAACATGGTTACGAAAGTTAAGTTTATGTTCGACAATTTACCTTCATGGTTAAAAATAGGTGCTGAAGAAAATAATAAACTATCTTTACGATTAGCTAATGGATCTCAAATTAAAGCCACCTCAGCAAGTAGTGACGCTGGTCGATCAGAAGCAGTATCTTTACTACTAGTCGATGAGGCTGCTTTTATTGAACAAATTGGTGAGATTTGGGCCTCAGCACAACAAACCTTAGCAACTGGTGGTGGTGCTATTGTATTATCAACTCCATACGGTACAGGTAACTGGTTTCATAAAACATGGGTTTCAGCTGAAAGTGCTGAAAATGATTTTTTACCAATTAAATTACCTTGGTATGTTCACCCTGAACGAGATGAGGCATGGAGAAAAAGACAAGATGAATTACTTGGTGATCCTAGATTAGCAGCCCAAGAATGTGACTGTGACTTTAGTACCTCAGGTGATGTAGTATTTTATCCTGAATGGGTAGATTTTATAAAAGAAACAACAATTAAAGAACCATTAGAGCGAAGAGGAGCTGACCAAAACTTATGGATATGGGAACCTGCAGATTATAGTAGAGAATACATGATAGTAGCAGACGTAGCCAGAGGTGATGGTAAAGACTCTTCCGCTTGTCATGTAATTGATATAGCAACAAACACACAAGTTGCTGAATATAAAGGACAGCTTCCACCAAAAGAATATGGTTATTTCTTAGTAGGTTTAGCTTCCGAATATAACAATGCAATGTTGGTAGTTGAAAATGCCTCAATTGGTTGGGCAACATTAGACGCTATCATTGAAAGAGGT